ATTTGGAATTTAAAAGAAAAGAATTAGAAGATGCAGATGCTCGTAGAGATGCAATGAGAACTATGACTTGGTTCGCATTGTTGGGTATGTTGTTTTATCCTAGTGGTATATTAATTACTGCAATGTTAGGACAAGACACAGCTGCAAAATTAATCGCCGATATTGCACCAACATATTTTGTTGCAATCTCAGCACTAGTCGCCGCATATTTCGGTGCAAATGCATATGTAGATAAGAAGAAAAAATAATGGCTGATATCACCTCAAGAGACTTTCAAGAACTTATTAAAAGACAAAAAGAAACTACTGATAGTCTACAAACTATTATTCAACAGAATGATAGAGGTGATGATGCTAGTGAAAGATTAAAAGATGCATTACCAGAAATAATTAATGATACTAGACTTGCATCCCAAAGAGAATCTTTTGATAAAAAAGAGGGTATTACTGAAACTGATAATCTTCAAAAAGAAACAACAGAAGAAGTAATAAGATTACAAAAAATATCAAAACAAAGTATTGTTGAAACAAACGAACAAAAAGAAGAACAAAGTGAATTACAACAACAAATTATTGAAGCAAATAAAAAAGGGTTTTTATTTTTTGGTGAGAGAATAAAGTTCTTTGCATTAGGTATAAAAGAATCTTTTACAAGAAGTAATGAAGATAAAAAAGATGAAAAGAGAGACCGTAGTAAATTATTAGAATCTGTTAAGAATCTTGGTAAAGGTATATTGGGTGCAATAACATCACCAATAGAAACCACATTCAAAAGTATAGGTGCAATTTTAAAAAATATAATCACTGGTGGTCTTTTACTTACTGCATTAATGTTTTTACAAAAATTTATTAATAGTGATATGTGGCCTAAATTTATTGAAGGGTTGAAAAAAACTATCCGTGCAACCATAGAGATAACTAAATCGTTTTTTAATTATGTTGAAGATTTGTATAAAGTATTTCAGGAAGAGGGTTTAGGTGGTGTTGCAAAAAAATTATTTACTGATGCGAAAGACCAGTTTGGTGGTTGGACAAAAGGATTTCTTATTACACTAGGTGTAGCAATCGCTGCCTTTGGGGCTGCAATTATTTTTGCGTTAAAAACTGCAACAAGTATGGTTAAAGGACTTGGTGGAAAGATGGGTTTTGGTGGTAAAGGTGCAAAAGGTGTTAAACCAACCGTTGGTGGAAAATCAAAAATGGATATGACTCCAAAAAAACAACCAATTAAACCAGGCGCCGTTGAAAGAATGGGTGGTGTAAAAAATATTGCAAAAGGTGGTGCAAGGGCAGTAGCAGGTGCAGCAAGGTTTGCAGGCCCAGTTGGTTTGGCAGTTGCAGGCGCACAAGGAGTATTTGAGGCAACTCAAGGATTTAAAAATGCAAATGAATTATTTGGTAAAGAAACAAATAATTTAGAAAAGACAACTGCGGCCGCAGCAGGAGCGATTGAAGGTTTTACTATGGGTCTTGTCAAGGCAGAAAATTTGATAAAAACTCCAGCAGAGATTATAAAATCAGAATCAGAAAAAGTTAAGAAACAACAAGACGACCATCTAAGATTTTTAGCACATCAAGAGAAAAGATTAAAAAGAGGTGATATTTCAAAAGAACAATTTGATAAATTAATAGAGGTAGATAAAAGTCAAACTCTAATGTTTATGAAAAAAAGTCGTGAAGAAATAGAAAAACAACAAAAGATTATTAAGGAAAATGGACAAGTTATATCAAAAGAGATTAAAGAAACAAATAAATTGACACAACAGTTGATTTCACTAATGAAAGAAAATAAAGAATTAGTTGCAGAAAAAGATAATCAAACTTCATCATTTATGATGGCTGGTGGTAATACTAGTATTACAACTAACCCATCTGAACAAACAATAGTTATGGACACAAAAATTACAGATAGTTTTCATACTCAAGTTGTAAGACAACAATTTGGTTAATATTCTGGTATCTTTCTGGTACTAGTTCCTCTACACATATAAATGGGTACTTCCTCACCCTCTATCTCTTTAACCTCTACTAATACCATTTCACTACTCCACATTACTACTGGACTTTTATACGGCATTGCGTGTCTCCACCTAGATTTTACTCTAGGCCAACGAGTCCATTTAAATTTTTTCATTGACTTGTTATGAAATCAAGTATTGTTAATACTGTAAAAAGAACTATAACAAATAAATAAATCCAAAACCAATGACTTCTCATCAATTTATTCAAAAAGTTATCTTTCATTTTAGTTTCCTATCGCCTTCCAAATGACATAAAATACGACCCATAATGAACATAATGTGCCTACACCTATCATAATCCACATAATTAATTCTTCTTGTTTTTTCTTTGCGAGTGCGATTGCCTCTTTCCTTTTCTTTCTAATCTCTGCTTGTATTCTTAAAACTTCATTCCACGCATCAGGCCCGTGATTCATATTCACGAAAGTTCTGAGTTCTTCTTCCATCGCCTTTATTTTCTTTTTGTGTGCAAAGACTTCAAGTGCTTCTTCTTCAACACTCATACCATTTTTTTTTGCTTTTCCTGCCTCTTTGTTGACAGTTTCACAACTTGTCATCCACCTACCTATGTCTCCATACATAGATTCTACATCTCTACCGATTTGAAATCCTTTTTTGATTGCACTAAAGGCGGCCGTTGCGGCACCAAACGCTGTAATTGGGTCTACCATATTTGCCTCTCCTACTCATTACTATTTATAATAAAAAAGGGGTGTACACTTATGTGTAACACCCCTTAAATAAGGAGAAACAAAAAGAAGTTTAGGCTTCTTTTGCAAGTTTCTGAAAGTAATCTAAACTATCATCACTTTCATTAGAAGTTGTTTTGACAACATTATCTACATAAGATTTATCATCTCCATCAACTTCTGTCTTAGGAAGTTCTACATCTTCAGCAGAACTTGTTGATGATTGAGTTCCACTTAGAACATCGTCAAGACGATTTTTGAGTTCATCATAAGTCTTAAAGTTAGATGGTGCATTAAACTCTTTTAAAGAGTATTCTGTCTTCCAAATCTTATCTAATTCAGAATCATCTTCGTTTAATTTTGATGGACTATCAAACTCTGACTTGTCGTAGTTCCAATATCCGTCAACCTTCCTAATTTTCAATTTGAAGTTTGCACCTTCCCAGAAATCAAATGGATTTACTGGAGTTTCATCTTCAAACTGAGGTTGCAAAGCTTCCATCAATTTATCATAAATCTTCTTACCATATCTGAATAAGAAAACTTTACCTTCATTTTCTGGGTGCTTTGGGTCAGACACTACATATATGTTTGAGTAGTATTGTAGTTTTCTCTTTTGTTTTCTAGCGATTTCTTTATCACTTTCAACACCAGAGTTCCACAGTTGAGAATTATATTCTGAAACTGGGTCTTTTTGATTTAGTGTAGTTAATGAGTTTTCAATGTACCACTTACCAGTAGGCCCTTGAAATGCGTGATTCCAAAGTTTTGCCCAAGGCATATCTTCACCATTTGGTGCAGGCAGAAAACGAATAACTGCATAACCATTACCAGATTTATCTAGTTCTGGTTTCCACAATCTCTCATCTACATATGATTGTTTTTCTACTGGTGCATTTTCTGATTCAACTGCAGCCAGTATCTTGTCTAAGGAATTAGACTTTTTTAAAGTATCTAATGACATATTATATCTCCGTATGTTATTATATGTTTTATATGTTATTTTATTTTCACTTAATCATAATATAATGTTATTTATACAACCACTCTACCCCACATATTTCCGTAGGTGATTGTTTTTACATTGTCATAATCTGACCATTCTGGTATTTCAGAACCATCATCTATAACTCTGTAAAACTTTTTGTCTGGATATTTCTTAAAATTATTTTCGTGTTGTTCTATCCAGTTCATAGGACTTACATATTTACAATCAGAAGTAATATAACAATCTGTATCTTTATATACATTGTTAACTTTACCTTCTCTCGGCATATCAAATCCTAACATATACACATTATCAGTATCTTTATTTTCTTCTATCGCAACTCTGACGGCAGTAGGGCCTGAACTCCAACCCATAAACTGACCTTCAAAAAAAGTATCTAAATCTTGAACCTTATCGTCATCATCTACCCAAGTAATCCATAAACCAGCATTACCTAGTTTTTGTCTTACATCACCTTTCGGTAATCCTTGAAATTTAGTTAAGACTTCCATCATAGAGTCTTTAAATTTCTCTGGGTCTATTCCGTGACATACAAGTTGTACTCTTGAACCTTTTTCATTTTGATGTAAAAATTTATCAACAGTATCTAAATCTAAACTTTTAAGTTGTTCATTCAAAGTTTGTAAACTAGATTCTTCTAAACCAGTAAACTGTAACATACCAAAAAACTCTTCTGGTAATAGTTTCCATTGTCTAAAATAACATTTGTTATCGGAACAATAACCAGATGAATATATCTCGTGCATCATAGCCCAATCTGTTGATATTAATCCATCTGGTTGGAAATCTCTATAAAGTGCATTACACCCATATATCTTTCCCCATTGTCTAAATTGTTTAAGGTCATATCCGTCTCTTGATTCTCCATTACCAAGTACAAATACATTTTTAGGTTTACTTTTGTCCACTATAAAATCCAATAAAGATAATTGATACATCACTCAGTATCAGATGGTTTACCATCATAATCACTTGTTTTTTTGAAAGCGTGAACATTATCTACTTCATCAATGTCCTCAAGTTCATCATCTAAATCACCAAGAACATCACTATCTTGTTCTATTCTAGGTTCTGATATTGATACTGTAATATCTTCATAACCACAACCTTTTAGAAAGTTATTAAACTTTTCTTCTAGTTGTCCTAAATCATTTTCTTCCATAACAACTTCAACTTCTACTCTCTCCTCAGAATCAAAATCATCTTTTATTTCATTTGTTTTTATAAATGTAAATCTTTGTTCCACATCTATCTCCTAAAATTTCTTCTATTTTTAATAAAAGTTTGTTTGTTAATATCTTTAAGTCTATCTCTAAGTCCGTCATTATCTTTTTTTAAATATGCACAGTCTGTTGTTAGACTTTTTATTTTCTTTTCCATACCTTCAAATTTAGAACGATAAAAATCTCTTTCTCTTATTAAAGATTCGTTAGATTGTTTTTGTTCCATATTCACTCCAAGTTAAGATTAATATTGTATGTGTTGTAGTTGTTTTGATACATTTCGTACATAATCATCTCTGACTAAATCACCCTCGTGGATAAACATATCACAAGAACAATATGCACAATTTTTACCTTGCAATAAGAAATTCAAAACTGTATGTTTAAAGTTTTTCATATCCTCATTAAAAGGTTTTAATGGTAAAGTATCAATACCATTATTCTCTAAAATCAATATGGAATTAGTAATAAACGAAGATTGATTATCGTGTCCTAATTTCATATGTTCAAGAAACTCATAATACTTTTGTACATTAACATTGTATAAACTGTATAAAACCGAATACACAGTTCCTAATTGATGGTGCAATTCATCTGACTCAAATAGGTCAGCTACATCTGACACCAGACCCTCTGGTGTTATGTCATTGATTGCACCTTTATCCCATAGAAAGTTCCAATCACTTCTTAACATATATTCTATAAGACTTTTCAAATTTCTGGGGTCACCACCATCTTGTACATAACTTTTTCTTTCACACTCATAATCCATTTTAAAATAATACTGTTTGTTTACCATATCATAATTAATTACTTCTATGACATTCACAGATGATTTTTTAAAACATCTGGAATTACCAGTTATAGTTTTTTCTTTTACACTACAAGCACCAATAAAGTCTGGAAAGAAAGGTTGATATCTTTCTTGAAATATTCCTACTTTATTTTTCCAACTTTTTCTACTCACAGAATATCCTAGATAAAATATATTCGTATCTTGAATTGCATCAAACTCTGTATCATCTGTAATATCTTTTTCTAATAGTTGATGATGAGTATATGGTATACCTAAACCCTTATAGTAATGTTTGTTACCTTTCCAAACTCTACCACCACAATGAATTAAATCATCGTCAATTTCTAATCTATTTACTTCTGTACCTTGTTTATCGTATATTGATGTTATATGCATTATTTTTTATTTTTTGTTAAATTCAGAACTTTCATTTTATACTCTGTTTCGTTAATTGTCAATAGTGAATCGTAATTATTTAATTTATTTCTGTGGTTAGGCCATATAATGTTTTCATTTATTTGTTTATCCCAATCTTTTTGATAGTTTACTAACTTGTTTAATATAATCATTGTTTCTATGTTTATTCTTTGTGATAAATAATTTCTAAATAATATTGGATGTTGTCCGTTTTCAACAGAAAATAATTTATTGAAATCTGTAACTTGATTTAATAACAAGTTCATATCTTGTTCAAACATATATTTTAATGATTGATGTCTTTTCTTCCAATCTGTAAAGTTTCTATCATTGAACTCACCAATATAACCTTTTTCATTTTTTAAAAAATTAGATACAAAAAAGTCTTGTGTATCATCACCATACTTTCTTGCAACTTTACCAAAAAAATGTTTGTCTTTTCTTTTTAGATAACTTGATTTACTAGCTCTGGTTTTACCACCATACTTTGTAAAGTCATAGTCTGAGTTGAAATGTGCTTTCAAACCCATATAAATTTTAAATGCATTAAAGGCGTCCATAATATGAATCATACTGGTAGTTTACCCATTTTAGGTAAAAAGTTTAAATCTCTTGCGTTTGCTTCTATTTTATCTTTAAGTGGTTTTTGGATTAGACCAGTAATTGAATCTGGTTCTACTTCGTTCTTGATACAATATTCTAATATCGCATCCATATGTGTGATGTTTTTCTCTCTGACTTGAGATTCTATGTATATTGAAAATGTTTTTGGTGTCATAATATATTCACAATTAAATTAAAAAAAGGGTGGGTTCAAACCTCAAGGGTATTATACCCCACCCCTCATTCAAAGAAATTACTTCTCAGCGCAAGCGTAAGAATTAATTTCAAGACCTACTGAAATTTCAGTAATAGTTGGTTTTGACCAAGCCATAGTTATTCTCCTAACTAGTATTGGAGTGCTGGTTGCCTTGGGCCGCAGACCACTCATTATTAAATGGTGAGTATTCTGTTACTAGGAACTCACCGAACCCTATCAGATTATGCTGCGAGAGCGTAATCTTGAGATGCAAAGTTATCGTTTGCGTTTATTGTGTTTGACCTATAAGGAAGTCACCCCATACTCTCCAATAACCTTTCAACATCTGTCAACCCTATTTCACCCCCTCATTAGAGGTTTTTGGTGGAGGTGGAGGGTACTGCCCCCTCGTCCAGTCTATCTATAAATTATCTTCATCAAGTATCATTATATCTATAATATGTAATTCTGTAAGTTATATGAACAAACCATTAATTATCATATTCCAGTATTAACAGTATTATAATATAGATTTAACTCTTTGTCAAGTAGATGTAAATATTGATGTTTCTTTTTTACAAATTCTTGTACTGTACCGTCTTCAGTAACAACCAATATAACTATCTGTTCTATCTCTTGTAATGTTCTTTCTTGATACATCTCTGCATATGCAGAGGCCTGTATGTAATAGTTCTCATTCCAACTATCTTCTCGTTCTTTTGTACTTGTTTTAAAATCAATCACAGATAGAACTCCGTTCCATTCTGCAATACAATCTACTCTACCAGCAATTTTATAGAAGTTGTGCCATAATGTTTGTTCTTGACAATGCACTAATCCAATACATTCATCTAAATATGGTTTTAGTTGTGAGAACAAACAATAAGATAAAAATCTACCTTTTTTATATTCATTCCAATCTTCGTTCTCATAACCATTGTCTAAATACTTTTCACAATAGTGGTGTACTTGAGTTCCTCTAGTTGCAGATTTTCTTGAAACATAATTTGCAACATCATCACCAACTCTTTTTCTCCACTCGTGTAAACCTTGTT